CTATTTATTATCTCTATGTCAAGACACATAGAAAGACTGGCCTAAAATACTTAGGCCAAACCGCAAGTAACCCATACAAATACAAAGGCTCTGGTAAAGAGTGGAAACAACATTTGACGAGATATGGACACGAACATGATACTCATGTATTAAAAGAATGTATCTCCAAGGATGAACGTAATCATTGGGGAAGATATTATAGTGAATTGTGGAATATCGTTGAAAGTTCTGAATGGGCAAACTTAATACCAGAGTCTGGTGGCGGTGGACTACTTGGCAGTAAAAACTCAGCTACTACTGATATTGTCAAAGAAAAATTCAGTGGCAAGAATCATTATATGAAAAGAGATACTTATATTTCTGCCAATAATCCACGATACGATACATCAGTGTATGACTTTGAAAATATCAATACTGGCGAAAAAGTATCAATGACTCAAAACGATTTAAGAACATTATACAAGCTAGACGCTGGGAATCTGAGTAGAGTTATTAAAGGAAAGCAGTCATCAATTCACGGCTGGCGACTTAATAAATAAGCACAGCATAAATTGAAAAATATTAGCCCGGACAGTAATAATATTGTCATTTCTTCTTCCAAATTTCATACGTATGGTCTGTATGTTGTTCTTTAAACCAACACATATAATTCTGTTCTAAGTATAACAAATCAATAAAGGCATCACAAGTATATTCGGTAAATGTCTTGGTCAAATATACTTCATCGATTAGATGCCATGCTGAGTTAATTAGTTGAGCACCGCCTATTAGCCATGCATTTTTGAACTCACCAAAATGATTTAAGTTAGGCACTTGTATAGCACCTATAGGTAGTACCAATGATTGACTGGTTACCACAAAATTTAATCTGCCTATTAGAGGTTTCTTGGGAAGACTTTCCCAAGTGTTACGACCCATGACAACAACTTGCCCATTTGTCAATTGCTTGAATCTTGGCAAAATGCCCTGAGTTTTAATCAGAGCATCTTACCTTTAGCTTATTCCTCCTTTAGGATCACAAGCCAAAAACTCTACAAATTTCCTAGTAACTTATCAGTCTCTGGTTGAACCGTTTCTGCGATAGTTTGTACATCAAAAACGAAAGAGATGCTTATTGCCACTGGATCAAGTTCACTTAACTTACGATTGACGATTTGCTCAATCTCCTCTGGCTCTAAACCTTGTTTCAATAAAGATTGTATGTTGATAGTATGTTGTTTTTTACCAATCATCTTAACAACAACTTTCTTTATGAACTCTACGGGAACATCACTCTTTTCAACGTCCAGAAGAATGTGTTCCCACTTTTTAATGTATTCTGGTGTTTTCTTCATTATGTACTTATGCTAGGGATTTTGCCTTTGCAGGACGACCTCTACCTTTTTTAACTGGTTCAGACTGTGTTGCTGTTGCTGTGATTTGAGTAGCTGTAGGGATTCCAAGCATCTCATTTGCTTGCTGCTCTAATCGTGCGCTTTCAGCCAATAAGCCCTTTGCTTCTGCTGCCATACGCTGTGCTTGTGTGATTAAATTGTTTGCTAGTGCAGTATCACCCAATATACCCTCAACATTTGGAACATTTACTGGTGGTTGACTTGGAGTAGGTTTGTTTTCACGCATTCTTTTAGCAACTTCTGCTGGAGTTTGCAATCCTAAACTAGCGTCCATGTCAGCAAGTTTTTTAACTGCTGCCTCACCTTGTGCCATTTCGTTAAGAATGACATTCAATTCACTTAGTTTGATTCTAGTAGATGCGTTAGGGGTCATTAAGATTTGCTCTGTTTGAACTTTCTTAATTAATCCCTCAATGTGTAATACATTTAACATGTATTTACCATCTGCCGTATGTGTGCGGCTCAATGCATCTGCTAGATTTTCACTAGTTTGACCAATAGAACCTTCAATACATGCCATCATTGGATCGTGAATGTGACGATTCAATGTCTCTGTGTATGTAACCAGACACATGTGTGGTTCACCGGGCACTTCTCTAAAAAGAATTGCAACCTTACGATCACCGTGCTTGCCAATGTGCTTTATAAAACTCATATAATATCTCCTCAAGGATACTATATTTACATGAGTTTGATTGTGTTAAATTATTTTCCGGACCAGCGCAATTCGTACATCATTGCTTCGCCCGGATCTTCAAAGTAAAAAAAGCTCTCTAGGCTAGATAGAAACTCATTATTGTTTTCAGATACACCTACACCATATCTACCTTTGAGTCTTGTAATTACCCAAACATGATTCTCATTTGAAATTGGTGTAGATGCTTTTACAAAATGGCGTGGAATGGGAGAGATTTCTCTCTCACCAAACCAAACATAAGGATCAAGTTCTCGCTCAATCATTGATGTTCATCGTACACCGCACACTGACCGAATGGGGGTTTTGGGTCAGGGTCACCGTGAACGATCCAAGTTGTGTCACAGTAGTCAGGGTCACCCCATGAACCACAAGGATATCCATCAGTGAAAACAATCAAGCGTTTTGGTACATTACCAATTTCTTTCAAGTAGTCAAAGATAACATCAAAGTCGGTACCACCGCCACCTTGTGGTTTGTATTCTTCAATACTATCCATGTTCTCGCTAGTAAAGTCTTGTGGATTGTACCACTTAGTGTCAAAACAGAATACATGAATTTTGTAGCCGTCAAAACTACTCATCATGCCTGCAATTTCACCCAAGAATGCTTGTGCTTGTTTGTCACTAATTGAACCACTCATGTCAATAGAAACAACAACATCAATCTCTTCACCTGGAGTCATGCCTGGCATAACTGCATCCATATGCCAACCCCGACGACTTGGCCGCATCCAAGAATAGTCGGTACGAATTGCGCTAGTCAAGTTTGTTTGAATCAGTTCACGCCAAGGCATGACTGGATCAGTAACTTGACGAACCAATCGTTCGACACCTAGAGGCAATGTACCTGCTTCTGCACTTTGTGCAGCATTGATAATTGCTTGTTTGACTTCTTGACGAATACGGTCTTTTTCTTCTTGTGACAGTTGAGGACGACCTTTGCCTTTTTGTTCACCATCACCACCTTCACCCTCGTCACCATCACCATCCATGTGGTCGTCAAGCAACTGGTCAATCAATGAGTCAATGTTAATCTTCTGAACATTCTTCATCAAGTCATCATAGATTTCCTCTGCTGCCTTGCCATCATATTTTTGTTCATACAAGCAAGGCACAGTAGTAATGAATTGACCAACTTTGTGTCGCTTCAAGTCTGCGTTAACTGCATAGTCATCAGCAATGTTCCAGATTTGAGGATCACGATGATTACGGCGACCCATGTGATCGTAGACCACGTGCAATACCTCATGTGCTACCAAGAACTCAACTTCTTTAGTTTTCAACATTTTAATGAAGCGGCTATTGTAATAGAATGTTTGACCATCTGTAGCCGCTGTACTCAACCACTCATCACCGTTGACAATTTTCAAACGAGTAGCCAAGTTACCAAAGAAACTATGACGCAATAACAAACCAATACGAGCAGAGACAAGCAGTTCTCGTGCTTCTGCGTCAATCTTAGGGTCAGTAGGACCTAAAAGATTATCAAATTTTGAATTGCGTGTTTTCTTTTTACTACCAATAACTTCGCTCATGTTAAACCTCTAATTAATTCTGATATGATGATTATAGCACAAACCATATTAAAGCGCAAGTCCACGATAACCTGCGTCAAACGCAATACGAGCATAATGGGCGCCTGCTTCAATACGGTACAATGCCATTCCTTCGTCCTTGCTAAATCCTTGTGCGCGGACACGTTGACCAAGTGCATAGAAATATTTTTTACCTGACATATTAATTCCTTAGAAAAAAATGGGGTGAGAACATTTCTATCCTCACCCCCAAGAGTGTCTTGCGACACTAGGGAGTCAACTTACTGTTGACAATTAGTTACCGGCATCAACAATGTATTTGCCGTATTTTTTGTGGAACTCGTCAAAGTTTTTCAATTGAGTTGGTTCAATTGGCAAACGATATGTTTTCAACGCAATCTTAGCACCCATAACGACCAACTCTGTTTCAAAGTTTTTCATCATGTATTCAATGAAGTTGTACGCCATTTCGTGGAACTTTTTGTTGTCCACTTTTTTGTTTTCAATAGCATCCTTCAACTCATAGCACATTGAAATTGTCAATGAGTACATAGCAGAAATTTCTTTGACCTGCAAGTCTTTAACCTTGCCTTCAAGAATGTCTGCTGGTGCGGGCATTTTACCTGCAACTTTGCGGTGAGCCATGAACTTCACAGCAAGACCATCACCAACTGCACCTGCAACCAAGTTGAACAATGAATCAGTATCAATGTTGTCTTCGTCATTCAACAAGTCAGACACAAAGCACCATGAACGAGGTGTTGCGAATGCACGTGAACTTGACTTGGCATCAAATTCGTACATGTCATTTTTTGCGAATGAGAGATAACCAACCACGTCTTTGTGAATGTTGTTGTTCACAGCCCACAACTGCCATGCACTGAAATCAGGACGCATTTCCAAGTGAACGAAACGATTAGCAAGGGGCATTGGCATACGATATGTAACGCCCTTATCACTGTCACGATTACCTGCCGCAACGATAACAACGTTATCTGGGAGTTTATACTTACCAACACGACGGTTCAAGATAAGTTGATAGCCTGCTGCCTGTACAGCAGGAGGCGCACTGTTCATTTCGTCCAAGAACAAAATCACAGTCTTGAATTGACTTGCAAACTCTTTAGTTGGCAAATCAACAGGCTCAGCCCAATCCATCTTTTTGATATCTTGATTGAAGAAAGGGATACCACGAATGTCTGTGGGTTCCATTTGTGCCATACGCAAATCAATCATAGCTTCGGGAGAACCACCAAGCTCAATTGCTAGTTGTTGAACAACATCACTCTTACCGATACCGGGAGGGCCCCACAAGAACACGGGGCGTTTTGCTTTCATTGCTTGTTTCAGTGAACGTGCAACTTGAATTGCAGTGATTGTGTGATTGTCACTAGTGGTACTTGCTGATGCCATTGTTAACTCCTGTTGTTGGCTTATAAAAAATTAAAGAACTTGTATTGTATACTTGATTTGATTTCTCGTCAAGCATTTTTTACAAGTTTGTCAATGCGTTTGACCATTTGTTTTTCAACATAGATCATTGCACGGGTAGCTAAGAGGCGTTCACGGGCGAACGCTTCCTGTTCCCAAGGACGCTCATGGTATTCTTTTAGAATACGCTGACCGAACCAGAGATTTTTGTTTCGTTTGCTCAATGATAGTTGACCTTTTGCAATTTGCTTAACATGAACCATTTCATGTGCGAGGCACAAGATCAAGTCACATTCATTAAGACCACCATCTACAAACATTTGCATTTCACGGTCACCTGTTTTAGCGACCATTCCATTGTTGCCCTCACGCTTGCGTAAGCCTGGGGCATTGTAAATTGTTAAACCGTAAGTGCTATTCTCTAACTTCAATTCTTTGGTCAAGAATTTAGTCACGAGGTCAATAACGATTCGGCGTTTGACTGAACTAGTTACGATTTCAATTTTCATACTGTAAGTATAGCAGGTGTTGGATTTATTGTCAACTTTTATTTTTGTAGTACTAAATGCTTAACGGCTCATCTTTTAGAACCTTTATAATTTCTTCTTTTTCAGTAAAGATTAGTCTACATTCTTCTAATACTTTCCTACGTTCCTCAGTAGACAACTTTGTCCATGCGTCAACTACTTCATAAGAACCATGTGTGATTCCGTGAGGCATTTCGTTGACAATGAAACACACTAAATTTTTCAATGCAAGAATTGTGTTCGAAGGATGTGAACGTGATATAGCATCCATGAAGTCATTGGCTAACACACTTGTGAAAAATGACCCGGGATTGAACCCATGCACAAGGTAATTGTAGATAGGGTCAGCAAAGTCCTTATCTACTTTATATAGTGCTAGTTTATTCTGTAATTTGTACTTACCGTACTTTGTCAAATTCATACGAACTCCTTTAATAGATTGGTAACATATTCCTCACTACTGTCACCCAAATCTTTTTTGTCTGTATAGACTGCAACATCGCCAAACTTTGCTAGTTTACGACCTGCTGCATCGTTGTCACAAACTGCAACAACTTTTCTATTCAAACAAGTAAGCCAATTGCGTAGGTCAGGACTGGGGTTGTTACTTAGTACTGCTAAAGCACTAACACCGCGACTTGTCAATCTTGCGGCGTCAAACAAGCCCTCTGTCAAAAATACAACATGTGGGGTTAAATGTAAACTTTCAACACCCCAAACTGCCAATGTGGGTTGCTTTCTGTATGTATAATACTTACCTAGCTTGGGATTGTTGCTGGGCTTTTTCTCGCCTGCAGGTCTATATTTTTGATAGCCAACTAGTTGACCACTCAAGTTATACAAGTAAAATGTAGCCACACCCTCATCTTCGTCCATCATAGGACGATGCAGTTCTAAGTCTAAATGACGATTGAGTAGGTGTTCTCTTAACATAACCATATTATACTATGTTTGGGCATTAGTGTCAACCTTTTGAGCTAAATACAAAAGTACTAAGGAATTTCACTATGGCATGGCCCGTAAGCCCCTCAAATGGACAACAAACAACAATAAATGGAACAGTTTTTCAATATGATTCTGCCAACAGTGTGTGGAATCGTGTTTATACTACTATCAACAGCGGTATTACTAGTGTAGGTACTGTAACTGCTTCCGCACAACCCAATATTACAAGTTTGGGCACATTGAGTAGTTTAAATGTCAATGGGTTATCTAACTTAAGCGCAGTAGGCAATGTTACTATTACCGGTGGTTCCAGCGGTCAATATCTTCAAACCAACGGTGCCGGTGGGTTGAGTTGGGCAACAATCAATTCAACTGCTATTAGTAATGGAACCAGCAACGTTGCAGTTACTAGTAGCGGTGGGAATGTTGCTGTAAGTGTCGGTGGAACTAGCAATGTATTAATTGTCACAACCAATAGTGTAAACGTAGCTGGTAATTTGAACACAGGCACAGGTAATGTCACTGCAGGTAATGCTAGTTTAGGTAATTTAGTCACATCAAACTATTTTACCGGTACATTAACTACGCAAGCACAACCAAACATCACTAGTGTAGGTACTTTAATTAACACTACATTAGGTGGTGCAAACTCACTAACAGGTGGTAATTTAGTCAGTGCCAATTACTTTACTGGTGTTTTGACTACAAATGCTCAACCAAACATCACCAGTGTAGGTACACTAGCTAACTTAAATGTAACTGGTAATATAACTAGCGGTGCAAATATTACTTCAGGCAACGCTACTTTAGGTAACTTAGTAACTGCAAACTATTTCACTGGCAACGGGTCACTATTAACATCAATTACTGGTGCAAATATTACAGGTTGGGCACCTAATGCAAACATTGCTAATACAGTTGTTGTTGCTGCTCAACCTAATATCACTAGTGTTAGTACTTCATTTAGTGGATTAACTTTAGTTGCTAATGCCAACATATCATCTACTGGATCAGTATCTCAGATATCAGGTGCTAACTTAGTTAGTGCTAGTTATCTAACCGGTACATTGACAACAGGTGCTCAACCTAATATTACTAGTGTTAGTACTTCATTTAGTGGATTAACTTTAGTTGCTAATGGTAATATTACATTAAGTGGTACTGGTTCTCAAATCACAGGTGCTAACTTAGTAAGTGCAACATATCACACTGGTACATTGACAACAGGTGCTCAACCTAATATTACAAGCGTTGGTACATTGACAAACTTGAATGTGACTAACTATGTTAAAGTTGCAAACATCCAAGATAGCACAGGCACTAATGCAATTAGCACATATTATAATAGTCATGCAGGTGATATAGGTGTCACTGGTAACTTATCAGTAGGTACAGGTGGTACTGGTAACTTATCTGCTACTAACTTAACCGGTACATTGACAACAGGTGCTCAACCAAACATTACTAGTGTTAGTACTTCATTTAGCGGATTAACACTAATCAGCAACGGTAACATAACAATGAGTGGCACCGGTTCACAACTTACCGGTGCCAACTTAGTAAGTGCAACATATCACACTGGTACATTGACGACTGCGGTACAGCCAAACATCACAAGTGTTGGTACTATTGTAAACTTGAATGCAACCAATGCTAACTTCTCACTGTTGAAATATAATGAGACTGTAATTGCAGGTGGCAACACAAGCACTTCTATTTCTCCTAATGTAGCAACAGGTACAATCTTTAACTATACTGCAAATAATAACTTCACATTTAATGGTTTAACAAGTGCTGTAGCAGGAACAAGCGTGGTTGTGATTATTACACAAGATGCAACTGGTTCAAGAACTCTTACATCAACTATGAAGTTTGCCGGTGGTATTAAAACACTAAGCACTGCTGCT